ATGGGAAGACTATGGAATGAATGGTAGATTCCAATCTAATATAGCTGGTACTAAATTAGTTTATCATTGTGATTCTCAAAGTTGGGCTGCAGCAGTTTATCTATCTCCAGATGCTCCTTATTATACAGGAACTTCATTCTGGGCAGTTAAAAATTATGATGCTGGTCAATTAGGAACAGCTAATTCAATTAGACATAATTCTCATCCAGATTTAGATTTAGCTTTTAATCAGCACACATTTGTTGATAGATCCCCTTATGAATTAGTAGATACAGTAGGAAACGTATTTAATCGATTAGTTATTTGGGATGCTGGTTTAATCCATTCCGCTTCCGAATATTGTGGTTGGGATATTAATTCCAGTAGATTATTTCAAATATTCTTC